TTCACCGGCTCGAGCCGCGGCAGCCGGGCGCTGTCCAACGACAAGATCGCCCGCGCCAACATGATTGCCGACGTGTTCGCTTCACGGTATGTGTGGTGCCCACCGACACGGTTTGCGGACGAAGTCATGGAACAGTGCGCGAGCTTCCCGGCTGGCGAAGAGGACGATCTGGTGGACTCGACCGTGCAGGCCATGCTGCGCTTCCGCGAAGGCGGTTTTGTCCGCACTGCCAATGACGAGGCCGAGGACAGCGCACCGCCGCGCTTCCGCCGCAAGAGGTACTACTGATGCGCCGGGATGTATCGATCGTCGCCGTGAATCTTACCGGCCGCATAGCTCTGGCGAACGACGACACCGTTTGTGACATCACAAACCTGCTTGACGCCGACGGCGACGAAACAGACAACCTCGATGAAGCTGTAGCGGCGGTAGCCTGTTACGACGATGAGACGTGGTTTTCTATCCGGCTGGACGATTATGAAAAGGCGACACATTGATGGCTGACGCCGCGACCCAGGGGCACGGGATCGAGCGCCCGGACACCGACACACTCGATCCGGCCAAGGCCGTCGTCGTGCCGAAGGAGGACGGCGGCGTTATCGTTGACTTCAACGGCGCGCAGCCCGATCCCGGCCCGGATCCGACGCAGATGGCGTTCGACGCCGATCTCAGCGTGCTGCTGACCGAACAGGAACTTGGGCGCACCGGCACCGACATCTGCGCGCTGACCGAAGAGGATGAGCGCTCGCGATCCGAATGGCGTGAGTCCTACGCTCGCGGCCTCAAGCTCATGGGCCTCAACTACGAAGAGCGCACCGACCCGTGGGAAGGCGCCTGCGGCGCGTTCCATCCGATGCTGCTCGAAAGCGTCATCCGCTTCAACGCCCAGGCCATGGGCACCGGCACCGACATCTGCGCGCTGACCGAAGAGGATGAGCGCTCGCGCGAAGAATGGCGCGAGTCCTACGCCCGCGGTCTCAAGCTCATGGGCCTCAATTACGAGGAGCGCACCGATCCATGGGAAGGCGCCTGCGGCGCGTTCCACCCGATGCTGCTCGAGAGCGTCATCCGCTTCAACGCCCAGGCCATGGGCGATCTGTTCCCCGGCGCTGGCCCGATCAAGACCGAGATCATCGGCAAGATCACCGACGATAAGGAGCGGCAGGCCAAGCGCATCCAGACCGACATGAACTGGATGGCGAGTGAGAAGATCACCGGCTATCGGTCCGAAACGGACATGATGCTGTTCAACCTGCCGCTCGCCGGCACGACCTTCCGCAAGCTCTATTTCGATCCGGTGCGCGGCTACCCGGCCGCCGAATACGTGCTGCCCGAGCACGTCGTCATGCCCTACACCGCCGCCGCGCTCGACAGCACGCCGCGCTTCGCGATCATCCTGCTCAAGACGCGCAACTGGATCGAAGCCAAGCAGGCGCAGGGCTTCTATCGCGATGTGCAGGTCGGTGACGGCGTCAACGTCACGACCACGATCAGCGAGGCCAAGGACAAGATCGAGGGCAAGTCCAATTCCAATACGTACAAGGATGCCTTGCACCGGCTCTATGAGAGCCACATCGACTGGTATTTCAAGGACGACCCGCTCGTCACCGACGGCCTGCCGCACCCCTACGTCATCACCGTCGACAGTGTCAGCCACAAGGTTCTGAGCATCCGCCGCGACTGGCGCGAAGGCGACAAGGCGATGGAGCGCCAGACCAGCCTTGTCCAGCACAAATACATGCCCGGCTTCGGCCCGTATGGCATCGGTCTCATCAACCTGCTCGGCGGCCTGACCGAGAGCGCCACCAGCATCCTGCGCCAGTTGATCGACGCCGGCACGCTGTCGAACCTGCCCGCCGGCTACAAGACCAAGAACGCCCGCGTCAAGGACGACAGCACGCCGATCGGCCCCGGTGAATGGCGAGATGTCGATGTCGGCATGGGCGAATTGAGCAGCGCCTTCTACCCGCTCCCCTACAAGGAGCCGAGCACGGTTCTCGCCGCGCTGCTCGGCCAGGTTGTCGACGAGGGCCGCCGCATCGGCTCCGTCGCCGACATGAAGATCACCGACATGACCGGCCAGAACATGCCGGTCGGCACGACGCTCGCCATCATCGAGCGCTCGATGAAGGTGATGAGCGCCGTCCAGCAGCGCCTCTACGAGAGCTTCAAGAACGAGTTCAAGGTTCTCGCCGAGATCATCCACGACTTCATGGGTCAGACGCCCTACCCGTTCGAACTCGACGCCCGCGACCAGACGGCGACACGCGAGACGGATTACGACCAGAAGCGCGTGGCGGTCATCCCGGTCGCCGATCCGAACGCCACGACCATGGCGCAGCGCATCATGGTCGTCCAGGCCATCATCCAACTCTACCAGAGCGCCCCGACTGCCGGCTGGAACGCCAAGGCGCTGTTTCGCGACGCGGTCACCGTGCTCGGATCCGACAAGGGTGATCTCTACCTGCCGCCCGATGAGGAAGTGCAGCCCGCCGATCCGGTCACCGAAAACATGGCGCTGCTCACCGGCAAGCCGGTGCGCGCCGGCCCGATGCAGGATCATGCCGCGCATATCACCGTGCACATGGCCGCGGCGCAGGACCCCAAGATCATCCAGATGCTGACCAACAACCCGGCGGCACCGGCTATCCAAGCCGCCGCCAACGCGCATGTGCTCGAGCACATGGCCTTCCAGTACCGCGCTGACATGGAAGCCCAGCTCGGCGCGCCGCTGCCGCCGCCCGGCGAGCCGCTGCCCGACGACGTCGAGTATAATCTGGCGAGCCTGCTCGCCAAGGCCGCCGACAAGCTGCTGCAAAAGGACACGGCCGACGCGCAGCAGAAGGAAATCCAGGCCAATCTGCAGGACCCGGTCATCCAGAACGAGACCAAGGCGCTTGAGATCAAGGCCAAAGAAGCCGAGACAGCCCAGATAAAAGCAATGAAGGATTTGGAACTCCGCGAGATCGAGATCAAGGTAAACGCGGAACTCAAGAAGTCCGCGCAAGCAGATGAGCTGCGGTTCCGGCGTGAAGAACTGCAGACCAAGCGCGACCAGATCAACGCCCAGGGGCTCGCAAAACTGGCCGAGATCGACGCCGGCGTTCGCGCCGACAAAGCGCAGGCAGCCGCCGAGCTGGAACGCATCCGGGCCCACGCGGCCACGGAGCAGAAAACTGCCGAGCATAAGGCGCAGGTCAACGCGCAGGTTGCGCTGATTGAACAGGCGGGGCGTGACCGGGAAGCGCGCCACGCCGCCGAACTCGCCGACGCCAAGGCGGCCAGCGACGAGGCGCTGCGCAAAATCGACGCTGGTATAAAGCTGCTCGATTTGCGGATGAAGGAAATCGATTTGCAGGCCAAGCAGCGCGCCGCCGAGACGAGCGCCGCGCCCGCCAAGGACGCAACGTCGGAGAAGATCATGGAGGGGCTCGCTCTCCTCGGTGACCAGAACCAGCGGCTCGCCGAGATCATAGCGGCGCCCAAGGAAACTGTGATATCCCGTGACGAACAGGGCCGCGCGGCCAAGTCCACGACCACCATACGGAAAGGCTGATATAGATGCCTAAATCAACCCTCACCTGCAATTCCATCCTCGCGCTGATCTTCAACGCGACGGCGTGGGCCGATATCGCTCAGAATGACGGCTCCGGCCCGCTGACGGACCTCTATCTGTCGCTGCACACGGCAACCCCCGGCGTCGGCAACAACCAGACGACGAACGAAACCGCGTACACGAACTACGTTCGCATCGCGGTGGAGCGCACGACCAGCGGCTGGGATGTCCCGGCCTCAGGTGCAACGGCAAACGCGGCGCTGGCGCAGTTCGCGCAGTGCGGCGTGACGGGCGCAACGATCACCCATGTGGCCATAGGCACGGCGGCAAGCGGCGCGGGTACGGTGCTCTACGCTGGCGCGCTGTCGTCCTCGCTGGCGGTTGCCAACGGCATTCAGCCGCAGTTCGCGGCGGGCGCTCTGACGGTCACGGAGACCTGACCGAATGACGACCTACACCTGCAAGGAATGCGGCAAGCCCGCAAAGATCATCAACGGCAACCCCGTTGCTCCGTGTGGCCACAAGGGCGGCCTGGTCGCGCATCTTACTGCCGTTGCCACTGGAGACGGCGGCGTCAAATGACTTTTACCAGTGTCGGCCAGCTAGCGGATGCACAGACGGAGCGGTCGAAGTACCTGTCGTTCCGTAAGCTCCCTGCTGTCGTGACGGGCGCGGGCACATGGTATGACTATTCAATGGCTCCGGGCTCCCCGACGCCGCAATACTACGCTGCTGCCCCGCTTACCGCCCAGACCATGGCGCGATCGACGGACGGAGGGATACAGCACGGCGGCAACGTCAGCCCGCTGTCGAAATATCTGTGGAAGCTCACGCTGATGTCGGTCGCAGCAGCGGGCGTCCCGCAGCGCGTCTACATGCTCGACTATCTGATGTTCTACCCGTTTGTGGACATGGGCACGCCGGACCAGCAGGACATGATCAACGTCCAGACGCTGCCGCGCTACACTGACGGCGCGGGCGTGCAGATGATGGCCATTCTCGTCGCCCCTCACGGGCTGGTCGGCGACACGTTCTTCGTGACCTACACCAACCAGGATGGGACTGCCGGGCGGGTGACTCCGCTGCACACGATGTCGACGGCCATCGCGGTCAACGGCACGATCCTAACGACGCAGCAGACGGGAGCAGGGCGGTTTGGCCCGTTCCTGGCGTTGCAGGCCGGCGACACCGGTGTGCGGTCAATCGAGGCCGTGCAATGCACCGCGGGGACCGACGTGGGGCTGTTCACGCTGGTGCTGGTCCAGCCCCTGGCCGAAATGACTGTGCGCGAGGTCACTGCGCCCACCGAGGCGGACTTCTACCTCACATCGGGCGGCAAATTGCCCGCCATCGTGGACGACGCCTATCTTAACTTCATCTCGTGCCCGAACGGATCGCTGACCGGCGTTCCGCTTTTCGGGGACGCGACATTCATCTGGAACTGAGGAAACATGGCAGGCTTCACATCGCTCGATGACCTCATCAACGAGATGACTGTCAACTCCAAGTTCGTTCGCGCGGACTGGAACAAGTTGACGCACGCAGTCGGTACTCAGGCAGCGGGCCTCTGGTACGCGCTCCCGCACGCAACCGGCAACCCCCCGGCCATGACGCTGGGCGCGGTCGGCACAAACCTTGCGTTCCATATCGCCTACGACCGGACCGCCGGGGCAATCCCGAACGGCGGCTATGTCTCGCCTGACACCAAGCACATTCTCAACGCGAGCGCGTTCTCCGCCGCTGCGACGACGATGCCCGCGATTTTCATGTTAGTCGATATGCTCGGCTGGTACCCGGTTACGACGACAACCACGACCGGCAACCAAGCGCTTATTAACTCCCGCACATTCACCGCGACGGCGGCAACGCCCACCGTGCTGACCCTCGCCGCCGGCTGGGACATGCAGACAGGTACGCCGATCCGGTTGACGACAACCACCACGCTTCCGGCGGGGCTGTCCCTTGCCACTACGTATTACTGGAACCGCCTGACGGCCACGACCGGCAACCTAGCGACTTCCTATGCCAACCTTGCGGCGGCCACCTACGTTGCCGCGTCCGACACCGGCACGGGCACCCACACTGCAACGCTCTACCTTGGCGACCGCGCTCCTTCGCATGGGTCTGGCGTGCAAGCCTATCTCACGCCCTCGGTGGCGCTCGGTGCAGGTGTGCCCAACATTCAGATTACTTACACCGATCAGGACGGCAATGCGGGCGCGGTAACGCCGACGACACTCCCGATCTCCAACGCAACCGCGCCTATCGGCCAGATCGAATATTCCGGCACGGCGGCGGGCAAGTTCGGCCCGTTTATTCCGCTCGCGGCTGGAGACGGCGGCATCAGGACGGTTGAGCAGTTCAGCTACAGCGCTACGCATACCTCGGGGACCACAAACCTCATTCTGGCGCGCCCTCTGCTGACCCTGCCGATGACGACTATTGGTGTCGCTGCCGAGCGCGATCTGCTGAACCAGTTGCCCAGCCTGCCGCGCGTCTATGACGGCGCGTGCCTGACGTGGCTCATGTACGCGGGCGCGGCGACGCCTGTCACGTCTGCGTTCTACGGGCACCTCGACTTCGCGTGGGGCTAAATGCTGATCGGTAACTACTCGGTCCTCGCCAAGACCCCCGGCCGCTTCATCGGCGGCGGGGCCATTGGTCTCGGTATGAACCGAGGAGACTTCAACAAATCCAGCATGGCGCGCGGGGCGTTCTGCAGCCTGGCGTGGGAAGAAAAGAGCGGCGTGCCTGACGGCTACCGACCTCCTTCGACGTGGGTGATCTCGATCAAGGCAGGCGGTCTTGCTGCCCGCAACAATCTGATCGGCTCGGGCGACATCGACGACCTGAACCTCGCGGGTGGCGTCAACGGCGAGTCGCCCCTGACCGGCTCCGGCGATCTCACTGGCACGGCGCAGCTGATCATCTCGATGGTCGGGGCGCTGACCGGCTCCGGGGACATCACCAGCGCAGCCATCCTGGCCATCCTGGGGCTCGCCGCGGACCTTGCGGGGGCCGGGGACATAGCCGGGGCTCTAACGGCCCTTGGCAACGCCATTGCGGCCCTCACGGGCGCTGGCGACGTCACGGTAACGATCAACGCCGAGGGCGAGCTTGAGGCAGCCATCGTGGTGACCGGCGACGCGCTCTCCACGGCAAATGTCGCGGCGGCCATTCTGGATGCCACCGACGGCGTCGAAACGGGCTTGACCCTGCGCCAGGCGCTGCGGGTTATCGCGGCGGCTACGGCGGGCAAGGTATCGGGCGCGGAAACGACGACGATCACATTCCGCAACGCGCTTGTGGACGACACCGATAGGATCGTTGCCACAGTTGATGTGGACGGGAACAGGACGGCGGTTACGCTGGATACAGACTGATGGCGGACTATTTTGGCGATCGCTATTTCCCGCCACGGTACTTTCCGGCGGGGTATTTCGAAGGCGGGGAGCAGAACCCTGGCGCGATGTCGGCCGGCCTTTCCGGTGCGGGTGTCGTGTCAGCGGCAGCGACCGGCGCAGGAGCCCTAGAATGGGCTGCGTCTGGCGCAGGCGGAGTCGCGGGGGCCATTACCGCCGCCCAGACGCCAGCGCAGTCACGGTCGGCCTCCACGGGGGGTAGCGGTAGCCGCTGGTGGAAAGAAGACCAATACCGCACGCAGCGTAAAGCGCGCCAGTGGACGGAAGAAGAACTCGACGATCTGGTTGAAGCCGCCTTTATTGCTGTTGGCGTCCACTGGTCGCGCCCCATCACGGCGCAGATGCGCAAGGCCGTTCGTAAGTACGTCGAGGCGCGCAGCCATGAAATGAACGTGCTGCTATCGAGTGCCTCCGACGTAACAGCAGCCATAGGTCGTCGTGAGCAGGTTAACGCCAGTTTGCGCGCTGACGATGAAGAGGATATGTTACTGCTATTGGCCGCATAAAGAGGTTACCTAGTGGCTCTCCAGATCCGCACGCGCCTCCCCGAGACGGTCAGCGGCAGCCTGATTGCGCGCGAAGTCGCGCGCCTGCTCAATGACACCGCTGAAGAGATGCTCAGCGGCGTGCCCGTCGAAAAGTACCCGTCGGCGCTGGCGCGCTACGCCATCCTGAGCCAGTTGGCCGGGTTCATCGAGGACGCCGCCCGTACGGCCGACCCCGACGCCATGGAGACACCGCCGGATAAATGACGTAATACCGTAACACCTCGCCAGTCCGGCGACCGGGTAAAGGCCGAGCAACAAGGAGAACATGTTGACATTGAACGACCCCCAGACCGTCGCGGAGAAATTCCCGGCGCTCGCCACCGCCCCGACCCCGGTGCGGACCAAGACGGTGAACGCCGACGGCGCCATCACCGGAGACAGTGAAGACCTCGGCGTCATGCACGCCCCGGACCCCGTCGGGCACTTCATGCTCGTCGCCCTGCCCAAGGTCGAACTCAGCAAACTGCTCATCACGCCCGACGCCGTCACCGAGCGCGAACGCGCGGCCTCGGTCATCGGCACGGTCATTGCTCTCGGGCCCGACTGCTACAAGGACCCTGAGCCGATCGTCCCTGACATCGTCCGCCAGGCGCTCGTCGCCGGCGCGCCGGTCAGCGTCAGCCTGATCGCGCCGCGGCCGCGCTTCCCGTCCGGGCCGTGGTGCAAGGCCGGTGACACGGTGCTGTTCAGCCGCTACGCCGGCAAGCGCTTCAAGATCGAGGGCGTCGAGTTCCGCATGCTCGCCGACGACGAAATCACGGCCACCATCCCCGATGGTGCCAAGGTCGGAGGTCTCTGATGGCCCGCGAAAGTTTCCGCCCGACGCCGCGCCCCCGCGGCAATCTGATCGACCTGCCGACGGCGGGGTTCCCGGATCGCGCCACGGTTGATCTCGACAACAAGGACCCGTCGGCCTTCACGGTCATCGAGACGACGCCGGCCAATGAGCCGGACGCCGACGCTGAGACGACCTCCGAGCCGAATGACGATGGCGGCGACGCCGCCGTTGAATCGCCCGGCGTCGGAACGCAGGTCGACCCCGCCAGCGTGCAGAAGCGCATCCATCGCCTCAAGGCGGAGACGCATAGCGAGCGCCGGGCCCGTGAGGCGGCCGAAGCTCGCGCGATGGCCGCCGAACAGGCGGTTGCGGCGCGCGACGCGGAGGTCGCCGATCTGCGCCGGCGGCTCGAGGGCGGCACCGCCGCGCTCGCGGCCAGCATGAAGCAGGATCGCGAGAATCGTCTGGCCGACGCCGAACGGCGGCTGGCACAGGCGCACGCCGACGGCGATTCGAACGCCATCGCCAAGGCGACCAGCGATATCAGCCAGGCGCACGCCGAACTGACGCAGATCGCCGCGCGCACGCCGCGCCCGCAGGCCGAACAGCCGCAGGCCCAGCCCGCGCCGCAGCCGCAGCGCCAGGCCCCGAACATCGCCCCGGCGGCGCTGGCATGGATCGCCCACAATGATGGCTGGTGGAACAAGGACCCCGTCAAGACCAAAGTCGCGCTGTCGGTCCATGAAGCTGTCGTGGCCCGCGGCATCCCCCCTTCCTCCCCTGAGTATACCAGGGAACTGGACAAAGGCATGAAAGCCATGTATCCCGATCATATCGCCTACGGCCGCCAGGACGCAGGTAGCGACGCCAGGGACCCCACGCCCCGGCGGACGAATGTGGTGGCAGACGGATCCCGCGAAACGGGCCGTGTGACCAACCCGAACCTCGTGGAGTTGACGTCGTCTGAACTGGCGATCGCCAAGCAGCTCAATCTTTCACCGCAGCAATACGCTGCGTCCAAAGCCAAGCTCGCACGAGGCACAGCATGACCAGCGAATACAATGACCCCTTTGCGGCGCTCACGGCGCCGTCTGTCCGGGCCCCGCGTTCGCTCGACACGCGCGCCAGCACCGAGCCCCGACGGTCATGGGTGCAGCCTTCCGTTCTTCCTGAAATCGAGCCGCGCGACGGCTGGGTCCACAAATGGGTCCGCACGGATACCTACGACAAGCCCGACAAGGCGAACTTCTCCAAGCGCTTGCGCGAGGGGTGGGAGCCGATCGACGTCGCAGAGTATCCGGAGTTGCAGAGCTACTCCGGCGGCAAGACGAGTGGCCGTGCCGAAGTGGGGGGGCTCATCGCCTGCCGCATGCCGTCCGAGATGGTCAAGCAGCGCAGCGACCACTATCGCGGCGTCGCCAAGCAGCAGGAATCCTCGGCGGAAGAGCACTACATGCGTGATCAGGATGAGCTGATGAAAAAGTTCCATGAAAGCTCCCGCAGGGTAGTCTTTGGCCAGTCTGGCCGCTAACGCAACAGGAGGGTGGCGATGACCACTTCAGCCTATCCCTTCGGCATGGTTCCCGTTCAGAACCTTGCCGCCGGGTACAACACGCAGGGCTACGAGACCTTCAACATTCTCGATGGCTACACCACGGCGATCTACTTCGGTGACGTCGTCAAGATGGCCACGACCGGCCTCATCCAGAAGGACACGGGCACGACCACGCTGACCCCGTACGGCGTCGCCGTCGGCTTCAGCTATGTCGATCCGACCTACGGCTTCTGGAACAACGCCCAGTATTGGCCGGCCTCGACCACCACGGGTGTCTCCACTGGGCCGCTGCGCCCGTCGGTCAAGGTCGTCGACAACCCGAACGCCGTGTTCATGATCCAGGCCGACGCCACCGTCGACCAGACGGCTCTCGGCGCCAACGCCGCGATCGTCCAGACGGCCGGCACCTCGACCTTCGGCAAGAGCAAGAACGCGCTCAGCGCCTCGTCGATCAATACGACCGACACGCTGCCGCTGCGCATCGTCGGTCTCGCCGACCTGCCGAATAACAGCTGGGGGGACGACTATCCGATCCTCCTGGTCAAGTTCAACAACCACCAGCTGACGACGCTGACGGGTATCTAAGAAAGGAGATTGAGAAATGGCCGCTATTTCACGCGCTCAGCTCCTTCGTGAGCTTCTTCCCGGCCTCGATGCCCTGTTCGGCATGGAGTACAATCGCTACGAGAACGAATACGCGGAGATTTACACCGAGCAATCGTCCGAGCGGTCCTTCGAACAGGACCAGAAGATCACCGGCTTCCAGACGGCGCCGGTCAAGCAGGAAGGTTCCGCCATCCTGTTCGACACCGCCCAGGAAGGCTACACGGCGACCTTCGTCATGGAGACGATCTCGATGGGCTTCGCGCTCACCGAGGAAGCCTTCGAAGACAACCTCTACGGCAATCTGTCGGCCCGCTACTCGACGGAACTTGGCCGCGCCATGCGCAACACCAAGGAAATCAAGGCCGCGGTGCCGTTCAACACCGGCTTCACGGCGCTCGCGTCGGGCGGCTATGGTGTCGGCGACGGCGTCCAGCTGTTCTCGACCGCCCACCCGCAGGTGGCCGGCCCGACGATCGCCAACCGGCCGTCCGTCGCTGTCGATCTGAACGAGACCAGTCTCGAGGCTGCGACCATTCAGATCGCCAAGTGGACGGACGATCGCGGCAAGCTGATCAACGCGCGCGTCCGCAAGATGCTCGTGCCGGTCGACAACCAGTACGTGGCGACTCGCGTGCTCGATACCCAGCTGCAGCCGGGAACGGCCAACAACGACGTGAACGCCATCCGCGTGACCGCCGCTGTGCCGGAAGGGTTCGCCGTGAATCACTATTTCACGGATCCCGACGCCTGGTTCCTGATGACCGACGTCCCGAACGGCGCGAAGTACTTCAATCGCGTGCCTGTGTCACAGAAGACCGACGGAGATTTTGACACGGGGAATATTCGTGTCGCGGAGAGGGAGCGGTACAGCTTCGGCTTTGCGGATTATCTGGCTATATGGGGAAGCGCGGGGGCGTAGCCCACTAGACACGGCAGAGTAAAACGTGTATAAGGGCCGTCTCTTTGAAAGGAGGCGGCCCTTTGGCTTACAAAACAGGTACTTGCAGGGTATGCGGGCGCGAACGCCGAATAGCGTCTAAAGATTTATGTGGGGCATGCTACGCCCGGCTGCGGGCTAATGGTACTACCGACTACGTGCGCAAAGGCACCTTCACTTTGTGTACCGTAGAAGGATGTAACAATCGCTCGGTCAGCCATGGGCTCTGTCAAACGCATGCTAGCCGTATGCGCAGGCACGGGCATCTGGACCAGACGCGACCAGAAAGCTGGGGCGTTATTAACAAACACCCCCTATTATATCAGTGGAATCAAATACATAGCCACAAAGGACAAATTAAGTGCGCTCCTGAATGGCGGACAGACTTTTTGCGCTTCGCAGCCGATGTCGGTGATAGGCCTTCAGAAAAGCATCGGCTGGTTAGACCTGATAGATCACGCCCTATAGGCCCCGATAATTTCCGTTGGGAGCTTCCGCTCGTTACGCGTGAACCGGGTGAAAGCGACCAAGATTACCAAGCCCGGTCATCTAGGGTGCACCGGGCGGTAAAACCCCAAGCTTATCGAGAGCGCGAACTACGCCGCCGGTTTGCAGGGTTAAAGCTGGAAACTGTCCAAAGCATGTCGGCTTTCCAAGAACATCGATGCGCTATTTGTGGCAAAGAAGAGACCGCCGTATTGTGGGAACGTGTATTATCGCTAGCGGTAGACCACGAGCATAACGCGGGGAAGAAAGTACGCGGGTTGCTGTGCCTTAAGTGTAATAGGGCTTTAGGGATGTTTAAGGACAATCAGGCTAACTTGCTTAACGCAATTGCGTATTTGCAAGATTGCCCTACAGATCAAATGGCGCGCGGCAAGAACCGGTGGGAGCCGAATGTCTTAAGCGTAAACGTGCTTCTTGACAAAACGGCCATAATCCCGCAGACATAACCGCAGGCGCTGGCGGCCTCCCTCCTCCCGGCTGCCCATGTGCCCCGACAACTCGGCCCTCCCTCACGGAGGGCCTTTCTTTTTCGCCCGTACCGGCGTAGGGTCCCTCTAACGCGCCCATGCGGATGGCAAGATCCGTGGTCACTCCTGACTGTGGGGCGTCAAATTAGGAGATATCACCTTGCCCGGTTTGACCTCATTTCCGAACGGCATTGCGTCCTTCGGTATCCCCGTCTATGGCAGCATCCAGCCGAGCGGCGCCCCCCTCGTCCAGACCGTCCTGTTCGTCGATACCGTCAACGGCGTGAATGCTGGCACGGGCACCAGTCCGACGGCCCCCTATGCGACGCTGGCCTACGCCCTGACGCAGATCCCGTCGACCGGCCTTGGCATCTACGCGACGATCTACGTCATGCAGGGGTCGACGATCACCGTCTCGAGCGCGACTGCGCTGCCGATCACCACGGCGAACGTCAACATCATCGGCATGGGCTACGGCAACGAGCGCCCGCTGTTCGACTTCACCACGGCCAACACCGCGACCATCGCCGTCAGCGCCGACAATGTCAGCTTCCAGAACTGCCGGTTCAAGGGCGATTTCCTGTCGATCGCGGCGGCCTTCACGCTGACCACGGCCAAGTACTTCACGCTGATCAACAATTTCTTCTTCGACGCGAGCAGCGTGCTCAACTTCCTCAACATCGTGAAGTCGACGGGCGCGGCCAACACCATCGACGGCCTGACCTGCATCGGCAACCAGTGGAACGGGCTCGGGACCACCTCGGTCAACAGCTTCATCCTGACCGCCAACGATATCGACAACGCCACGATCAACGGCAACGAGATCATCCTGGCGCGTACCGCCACGGCGGCGATCCTGATGACGGTGACAGCCGGCGTGCTGACCAATCTGACCTGCATCGGCAACAACACCATCAGCCAGCAGACGGCGGACACTGGCGGCGCACTGATCAACGTCGGTGGCACCACCAGCACCGGCATGGTGGCATGGAACACCGTATGCGACCTGACCACGGCGACGGACATCATCGTCACGACCACGGCGGGCGTCCGGTTCTTCAACAACTACAAGACCGGCGTGGTCGGCGCCTCGGGCTTCCTGCTTCCGGCGGCTGACTCGTAAGACTCGATCCAATGAACGCCTGAGCGGGTGGCGCAATTCGCCGCCCGCTTGGGCCGAAATGTTAACGTGCGGTTCTTCAAAGGTAGCCCGGCATGGCCACAGTTCCGAGTGTCACGACCTACA